GAATAACCTCATTATGTTCAGGTATAGGAGCACCAAAAACTTTAAAAGCTTGTTCATCATTAAAATCACTAAAGATATGATCTAAAACACTACATGGCAATCTTTGTACAGAACCTGCATAAACATAAAATGAACCTTTATCCATAAAGTAAACTTGATTACCTACTGATACTGCAGCATTAGGGGATATCAAAGACATTCCACTTGCTACTTCATTAAAGGTAAAAACAAAAGGAGCACCTACAAATCGCATAGATGTTATGCCCATATCTGTCCAAATTAAAATTTCTTGTCTTGTTCTAATAGCACCAATAATGTAACTACCTGAAGATAGTTGTACACCACCTGCTGAATTAGTAGCTGTTGGTGTCCAATCAACTGCATTTTCTCTATCAGAAAATCTAACTAACAGTGGGTCGATTGTTGACGAACCTATAGGATTACAACCAAAAGCTATAACGTGTCTATCTATATCTGACATCATTACTTGTAAAACTGCAGTAGGTGCATTGCTTGCACCTGCTCTACTACTTGCTGCTACTGCTCTTGTGCCAGTGCCAGAGGACTCATCCCAATAATATAAAGGTCCTCCTCTTGGACAAGCTATTACATCATCTCCGAAATTATCTATACTCCAAAGTCTCAACTGATTGGTATATGTTATTGCAGTTGCTGAACCCCAAGAGCTACTACCCCAAGGGTTTGCACCCCAACCTGAAGATTTTACATAATCATCCAATCCGCTATTTATTTGATAGACAGCTACTGTACTAGAACCACCATTACCTGTATCGGATGAACTAGCTGTAACCTCATTACCATCTGTATCTTTTGCATTTATTTGAAATGTATTAGCAGTTAATACTCTAACTATCTCATACTCTTGATTTAAAACAGCAGCAACTATATTACCACCTAAGCTTGCAGCATCACTAAAAGTTACACTATCACCTGCTGTTGCTCCATGAGCATTTTCTGTGATTGTGATTAAACTTGAACCATTTTCTACTTTAGCAAAAGTTGCATCACCTGCTGAAGTTGTAAGTCTTATCGGAGTTATATCAGCAAAAGTAACTCCTTGTTGTGCATATAGTTTTTTATGAGTGCCTAGAATATTGTAGTAATCTTGATCAATAGTATTGTATATATGTATTTTTCTTGCTGTGCCTCTATATGAATTAGAAGTTTGTTTTGACCAACCACCTATTCTTTCTGGTCTGCCTTTTCTAAATCTAACTTTATCTGCATCAAACCAACCACCTTCATTAGAATAATTTGTACCTTCTTTGTTTATTCCTGGTTTAAATATAAATTTACTAAGTGCCATTACTTATACCTCTGTCCATTCTTTACCTTGAAATAAAAGTGCCTCTGCTTCTCTACGTCTTACTAAACCATCTAAAACTTTACCATTAGCTTTATTCCACCTTCTTATTTCTCTAGGCACTTCATCCATTGTTTCAGGCTCTAATTTTTTTCTTAATGTACTCGTTCTAAAGTTTGTAGGACCAAGATTGTATATCCAAGCTACGAGGGCATCAAATTGACATTGTAATAAGGGAGCTTGAACGTAGTCATTTATATAGCCCTCGTATTCTTTGAGTTCTTTGTTAAGCATCTGTTCTGCTTTTTCTTGTGTCCACTCATCTCCTTCCTTAACATTTTTTACATGACCATAACCTATTGTTAATTTACCTGCTGGACATCTATATGCTTTTAATTCACAACCTTCAAATTTCTTTATAAGTGCTTTACCTTCTTCTGATATTTTCATACTAATCCTTATCTATTGATTTAGGAGTTGTTGTAACTTTTCTATAGTAGACAACTACATCTTTTAGTTCGGTAACATACCTTTTTATTTCTTGCATATTGTATGCTAAGACCTCATAGTCAGGAACTGTCATAGCTAAAAAAACTAATTCACCTTCTTGTTCTTCTATGATTTTAAACTGTTCTTCAAAATTATCTGGTGTAATCGTTAACCATTTGACTTCACGCAAATCAATTTCTCTAGGCATAACAGGTTGTATAATATTTCTTTCTAGAGGTTTAGATTTAACTTCTATTTGTTTAGTTGGTAGAAGACTGCAGTTGCAAACCATCGTCAAGATCATCAACAGTACCGCTAATTTTCTCGATGTCTTCCATAATATGTTTTGTTCCATTGTTAATTTTCCTTTGCATTTCTACAGGGTTTTCTAATATTTTAGCAGTTAATTGATAATTTCTAATAAATTCTGAGTATCTATTTAGTTCTCTTTCTGCTGCTTGTTGTTTCAAAGTTATCTCTATTAAAGATTCAGATTGCAATTTAAAATCAGCCTGTAAAGATTCTATTGCTTCTTTTTGTGTTGCTACTGCATTTTCTAGTTTTAAATTATTTTCTTGCAATGTTATGTTTTCATTCCAAATGTAGTAACTAAATCCTCCTAGTAATAATATTATGCCAAATAAAAATTGATTCATTATAGTTGCTCTATCTTATAGTTTAATCCTTCTGCACCACGTATCTCTACTAATTCTCCGTCTTTAGTTTTAAATCTAAGATGTTTTTCTTTCTTTACATAAAACTTTCTCACTAAAAAAATTTGATCATCTTTATCACCCCAAGTTGCATTATAACTTACAGAAAGTTTGTAATAAGTTATAAATAAACTTTTTAACCACTCCCAAAACTTTTGCATTTTAATTTAGTAAGGGATTCTTATTACTTTCTAATTCTTTGATTTCTTTTTTTAGTTCGTTTATATCTTCTTTAAAATCTTGCATCTGCACTTCTAGTGCAGCAAGTTGACTTTGTATATCTGAAACATTTGGTATTTCTATACCATCTATTTCTTTTTCTAAAAACTCTACACTAGTTTCTATACTTGCAAACCTTTCTTCTATAATTTGCACTTCACTTTCATTATCACTAATGCCACCAATTTTAGACTCTAAATTTTCTAGTCTATTTATATAAGTAGCACCCGTATATCCGAAGCCAGCTAATGTACCAATTATAGATACCAAAGCTATAAATTGAGTTGTTTTACTTTGTAACCAATCCATCATTCCTCCTGTAAATTGGGTTGTCCTTGTATCATGCTAGTCATGTTATTTATATTTGTACTTGCTAAGTCATAAAAAGCATTTATATTATCGTTCATCACAACACTGCTATAAATTTCTTTAGGCTCATACCATGTGTTTTGTTTGGGTAACTCTGCAGTTCTATAGCTATCAAAACCAGGAACAAAACCTAAATAGGCAACAAGTGTAGTTTGATCAGCATATTCTCCTGTTTCTTCTTGTTGCTCTGCTATTTGCTCTTGTTGATTTTTAATATTATTTTCTATTATCTGATTTGCTATTTCATCTGCCTCACTAGCAGACACAACACCAGATGTAGCTGAACTAATATCTCCTTGTAAATTATTAATTTGCACCTCTGCCATAACCATTTGTCCACCATCAATACTAGGCAAAGGTATAAGGTTAGTTGTAACACTACCGCCTACTTGAGAATCACTGCCTGTCATTGCACCTGAATTTTGTGACATAGAAAGCAAGTTATTAGTTTGTATAGATGCAGATGCTATTTGATCACTTATACTCGGAGAACTGCTAGTAGAATTACCACTACCTGCAAAACTGTTATTAGCTCCAGCATTACTGTTTGCTGCAACATTACTACTACCTTGTCCATAACCGCTTGTGTTTGCGTTAGATGCTCCGTAATTAACACTATTAGCTGCTGCTTTTATAGAGCTGTTAACTATATCAAGTTTCATCTTTTTTCGATCTTCATTATCAGCTACTAATTCTTCATCAATCTCTAATATTTCTTCTTCAACTATCTCTTCTTCAAGTTCTGCAATCTCTTCTTGTTCTTCTCTTATTTCTTCTAGAACTTCTTCTACTTCTTGTTCTGCAACTACTTCTTCTCTTTCAGGTCTTTGTTGTTCATTTTCTTGACGTGCTACTTCTTCTTCTTCTCTACCACCTCTTTCATTTTCAAACCATTCATCTAACTGTTCAATAGTATCAAACTCAATTT